CGCGGATCGATCAGTTCCACTTAGTCAACACGATATTTAATCTTTGCAGACACTTTAGCAAAGAACAGGTTCTACCTAACCAATTGGCTTGAGCTTTCAATATCAAATTGTTCACATTTCTGCATTTCATTTTGCAAAAGTAAAGAATTAAGTTTATTCTGAATGATTAAGAAAATCTCAGGTAAATCAATTTGATAATCAGCCAACTGCCAGTCGGTGACGGTTTCCTCTATTAGGTTAGTACATTTTGGAGTTTCATAATAGTAACCTCCATACAAGAATGACGGCTTAAAGCCGGTCCAGTTTCGTTCAGTATTTAAATACGGATGTTTTATCGCATCATTTGCGTTTTTAAGATATTCTGATTTAAGAGAAAGAGTGAAATCGGGAACTAATATAGTAGGAATTAAATATTCGTAATCTATGTGGTCCTTGAAAAAATAGTCAAGTCCTTCTTCCTTCTCAAATAGGCATGTAGTGCCTATTTGGTCCCAATCTCCAAAGCCATTAATATATCCTTTATCGAAGAAATTATCTTTTCGATTAAGACGTAAATACTTTTTAAGGTAAAAACGCTCCCAAATCGAACGAGATTCTTTCATATTGAATGCTGACGATTTTTCAATCGAGGGCTCATAAAGTCCTTTCAATATGCCGTTAGCCAAATTACGGGCGTGGTTAGTAACATCTCCAAAAGGGAGACCTAAGCCGCCTAATGACCGTGGTAGAAACCACGAACGGTTCGATTTCTTCAATAAAGGTAAATTATAAAATTTAAATATGGCGTAAACCTTCTCCTTCCCTCTACCCTGACATTGTTCCAAGACTTTCTCTAATTGATCGCCTTTGCTTAGTAATACTTCATCAAGCGTATCGTCATTATCGGTTCTAGAATCGAATTTAACCTTACCTTCACCCCTAAGTAAACCGGGGTTCAGTCGTATTATCGGAGTAACAATTCCACCCTCGTACCAAAGAGGAGTAGAATTTATTAAAATCATATTCTTAGAGATAAAGTTCTTCCCAATACTGGGACTCATCCCAGCTACGAAAGCAGCTCTTTTCCAATATAAATACAAACCATCCTCCCCATTAGGAATCCAAAAGGAAAGATCGTCACCATTGATGATCAAGCAATAGTGGTTCGCATATTCGGCAAATGTTTTCATTGTCGCCGACATAATATGGTTTGTCCAATAAACTTTGTAAGCAGTATAACAAATTGCTGCGTTAACAATACAAAGTAAAATAAAGGAAAGGGGGGAACCCATCAACTGTCCTTCGGACTGTTTAAAGTTCCCTGCAGAGCTCTCAATACGGTGATTTTCTAAAGTTAATCGACCGTATTCTTCGTAGGTCCACTTGTCAGGTTGGGTACAATAATCTAAGTACCCAATCTCCTCGCCAGTCTTAAAATATTTCAGCATCGGATTAAGACTAATATTATAAGATGCTTTAATCAGGTTATTGTCCTGAAAATAGTTAGAATAGCGAGAAGATTTAATAATATCTTCTGGTGATAGCTTAGATAGGCCAGTTTTCCTACATATCTCCTTCCATGCCCAGTCTCTTAGACGATGATCAAGGCAATCCGTTGCATTTGAATAATCTCCTGCAACAAATTTCCCACCGACTACACCCCGAACTCGATCCATAATGTAATCTACTGTTATCGGAGAACCCGATAGAGTGAATACAGGATGTGAGTGGAGTTGCTCCCAAAGGGGGCGTTGCATCATACGACCAATATTATATTCCGACATGTTACCAGAGGTAACTATGCGGAATTTCATAGGTTCGCCAATTGTGGCAACCTTAGCTACAGTTAAATATCGATTGGTCCATATCTTTCGATGTTGACCGATCTTTTTATTTGATTGTAAGCGAATTTTTGATCTACGCTCATTATCTGTAGTATAATATCGACCCTTAATTTCTTTGATGCAATCTGCGAGACATTCTTTTAGGGGGAAGGGGTCCCAATTAAATAAGGGACCTAATCGTTCATTTTCATGAATGTAACTCATATCTCCATGTACACAATCCAAATTGGGTATTTTTCCTGTTATTGGGAATGTGTTTACTTGATTTCTTGTCCTCTCAAGAATCTGGTCCACTTCGCAAGGAAGAAAATCCTCACTTGTGTCTGAGACTCCTAAGAGTTTTAAGGAGAAAAGAGAACCTAAATTCCCACCTTTAGAGCGGGCGTTCTCATAGCATGAGTTATTTGTAGGTAACCTGAAAATTAATTTTTCTTCTCTTATGGTAGAAAATACAGAGTCAACCACAGAAGTAATTGACTCTTTTAGATCAGTAATATAGTTTCCCTCTTCCCTGAGGCAAATTCCATTTTCTTTCATTGTTTTCCTTCGGTTTTTCCCCGTAAGATTATCACGGTGTTTCTCTTTACTAATATGTTCCCGACTTAAGGAAAGTTCGGGGAATGACCTTTTACAGTCCATAATAGTATAGAAAAAGCCTATATTTTCAGGAGTCTTCTCATAAAGAAGTTTCCTATTAAGGCGGAAAATTCTCGAACCACAAAGAAAACCAGCGGCATCTTCATTAAATGAAGGCTCAATGGGTAATTCAGAATCGGAATTTATCGTTGCGAAGAGAAAGTTAGAATGATATTTAAACCATTCAACTAACTCGTCACGAACAGAAAGGGAGAAATATTTTTCTAACATAAAATTTATTTCAACATCAGTTAGTATAATATCTTTAAGGGTATAATATGTATCCATTAGACCACTCACTAAAAGAACAGATTGATTAAGGCAATACCTAAATGACTCTATAAAGAGTAAATGGTAAAAGCCCTGATTATATGTCCATTGTTCGTAGTCTGTGTATTTGAATAATAATTTATCCCAACGATATTTAATTTCCTTTTTAAAACCCATATCCTCAAAGAACTTGGATTTGGGTGTACCAATATTTGAACAACAAACTAAACTACCAGCCAGTATCTGACGACACTGAACGGCAAGTTCATTGTTATTGGAAACTAACTCTTCTAAGACAAGGTCTTTATTGAGAAGGTTGAATAAATTGGAGAAGTTGTTTTTACTCAGCTCGTCTTTATTATTTTTCTTTAAATGATCATGACGGAAGCGTGAAGTAACGGCCCAGGCTATACTTTTAAGAAAGGATGTGGTTGATGAGGTTGTTAAATTTCCTAACGTACTGATCAGTAACTGATCAAGTTTGGAGTTAACAGCATCTACCATCGCCGATCTGCGGAGTTCTTCTTCCCAAAGGAAGAGTTCCTTCTTAAGATCCGTATAGTAATTTAACGTATTGTCTCCTGAAGAGACAAAAACCTTATGAACTGCAGTGAATGTATTCTGTAATAATAAATGCAATTCTTCTTGTTGTACTTTCCTAAGATTTATAAAATTAAAATTTTTTTGACATAAATCTTTCGAAGGACTCAACGAGGAATTCGTTTGTTGCCCTCTTCGCTCACTGGGGCTAAAATCCCAGATGTTGCGGAGCTCACCGGGGCTTACCCGGATGTTGC